TGACCGTTGCCTGCCTAAAAGAAAGGCTCTTAGCCTGTCGAAAGCTGAAAGAGCAAGCACTGCTAGAAAAAAGAAAGCAGCAGGAGCCAAAGGAAAGACAGTCGTAGCAAACACACCTAAAGCTAGAGTAAAAAGCAAATGAGGAAGGAACACAAAAGCAAAAAGGGTGGACTCACCGCGGCTGGCCGTGCCTACTTCAAGCGCAAGACGGGTGCTAACCTCAAGGCTCCGGTCACGGAATCCAAGCCAAAGGGTAAGAAGCTAGCTAGAAAGAAATCATTTTGTGCCAGAATGTCTGGAGTTAAGGGTCCAATGAAGGATTCAAAAGGAAGACCAACACGGAAGGCTCTAGCCTTGAAGCGTTGGAAATGCTAATATAATCAATGCCCGAATACCGCACATACGCTAACCTAGATGACCGCATTGCCAAGGATGGAGATGTTGGTTTTATTGGTTTCAATAATAGGATGCGACCCGATCAGTTGCCGCCAAGCCTGCTTGCTGATGCACAGAATCTTAGGACTGACCGCAGGGGCGAGGCGCAGGTGCGAAAGGGAATTGACTTAATTGTTAGCCCACTGTCCACGGGTGCGTCCGCGCTTACACTTCCGTTTTTCTTAGTTGCTGATGATACTTCGGTAACGGCTACACAGACTGGTGGTGCTGTGGTTCTAACGAATGTTACTGCTACAAATTTTCCAAGCACTGGAACAGTTAATGTGTCAGGCGTATCCGGGCTTACTCCTGCTGTTAATGGTGACCGTGCATTTACAAAGAATAGTAGCACACAGATTACAATAGCTGACCAAACATACAGCGGAACGGCCAGCGGGACTGCAACGGTTAAGTTCGGTATACTAAATGATGGTGCTGTTAATGCCATTTATGGCTCCTGTTCTTTCTCGGATCCAAATGCATCAGCCAGTCAATACATTATATTTGCGTCGAACTCAAAAGGGGTTGCTGTAAATATAGCTACTGGAGCAACTACGGATCTTGCTTATCCGACTGGAGTGACTGTATCAGCTACAGCATCCATGCTTCAAGCATTTAACAAAGTATTTATATTCCGTGATGGTCAGACGGCACTCGAGTGGGACGGCTCATTTGGAGGCACACCAGCCTTTACAAAGGTGTCCAGCGGTACTTATACTCAACCAATTCCCCTTTCACTTACTGACATTGATTACGCTAGTGGCATAGCAACAGCCACAGCTAGTACTGCAGCGGTGGCTACTTTATTGGTAGGAGATACTTTAACCTTTACCGACGCGGGTAGCTCTACTTATGCGGTTAGTGATACTATTGTTGTTAAATCAATACCGAGTACAACGACCTTTACATTTATTACGGATAAGGCTGATACTACAAATAAAAACGGAACTGTGCAAAAACGAGTATCGGTTGGTCTTGGATTCAGTCATATGCCCGCTCCCCCATATGCTGCATACCACCAACGTCGGCTAGTCATGCCATTTAAATTTAGTGTTGATGCGTCAACGGATTCATTTACCGCTCGAGGAATACTCGATGAAGTTATAGCCTCCGACATCCTGGACACTGACACCTATGACCAGATATATGCTCAGTACAGGTTCAATGCCGGTGAAGCTGACTTTAACGTAGGACTGCATTCCTTTTCCGAGGACAACCTAATGGTGTTCAACCGTAATAGTATTCACTTAATTACTAATACAACGTCCCTACAAGCAGCTAGCACTAGACTTTTAACTAACGAAGTGGGATGCGTAGCCCGTCAATCAATTACACAGGTCGGTAATCAGGTTATCTTTTTGTCCGACAATGGTGTTTACAGCACGCAGTTCTTTGACGAATACAACCTTCGTGGTACTGAGACTCCATTGAGTGAGCCAATCAACGTAACTATTCAAAGAATTAACAAGGTGTATTGGGACAAGTCCGTAGGCGTTTACTTTGATAACAGATACTTCTTGGCCGTTCCCTTGGATAATTCTACCAAGAACAACGCTATAATAATTTACAACTTTCTTAATAAGCAGTGGGAAAGTATTGACCAAGTCAATGACGCGGACTTCCACGTATCCAACCTGTTAGTTGTGGGTGAAGGCGATGCCCGTGGAGTATATGCAGTCAATGACATTGGCGGTGTCCAGAAACTAGACGAACGGGTTGACGGAGTGGACCGAGTAATCACACAAATTGGAGGGTCAGAAAAAAATATTAATGTCCCAGGTTCTTTGACTACTCGGCAATACACACTTGGTAATCTAGAAAGAAAGAACTGGAAGCAATTTGAAATGCATATTGAGTCCGGGGCATCTACGGTTTCTAACTTTAATATATCTGCCGAGACGGAGAACCCGGATGCTGATCTTGCTTTAGGCACACTCAGTGACTTCGTGGGATCAACTTTATCTGAGGCCGAGGATGTGTCCATCCGTGGTAGAATAGGTAACCGTAGAGGTTACGGAATCCAATTTACAATTAATAATACACTCGGAAGACCAAAGATTAGGGCTGTTGAAGCCGACGGGTCCATATCCTTCCGTTCAACTAATAAAGCAGAATAATGGCAATTTTATCAAAAGGAACAACATTTTCAACAGGAGATCAGGTTACCGCAACTAACCTCAATGCCTTGGTTGATAGTGCAACATTTGCGACAGGAGCCGTGGATGACAGCACAACAGCCCTAGACAGTTCTACTCCAAAGAAAATTATTGTAAAGAATGCTGGTATTACGTCTACTCAACTTGCTACCGATTCAGTCACAACGGTGAAGGTTGAAAACAATGCCATAACCCTAGCAAAGATGGCTACTCAAGCTGATCAGACCGTATTAGGCAATGTATCAGGCGGGGCTGCCGTGCCTACCGCAGTACCTATTGTAGGAGCGGCTGGCATACTTGTTAATAATGACTCACTTGGAACGGATGATACCAAGGGTGCGACTCAAGGAAACATTAAAGCCTATGTTGATGCGTCCTCAACGGATGGATTTACACCAACTGCTAGTGCCAGTGACACCAAAAGCGTTACTTTACCAAATGGTTTAATTATGAAATTTGGTCGAGTTGTTGCGAGTGGAAGCACTACAACGACTATAAACTTTAGTGATTTTGGTGGTAATTTTACGAATGACATCTTTAGTGTAGTGCTTACCCCAGAGAGATCTGGAGGAGAAACTAATCCAACTCGATTGAACGCAGCACCTAGCACAAGTAGTTTTGTAATAAGAAATCACTTATCGGGTAATACCGATGTAGATTTTATAGCAATTGGCAGATAATGAACCCTCTCCTGCAATCAGTTCAAATAGCATTGCAAAACGCTGAACAGAAAGAAGCCATTGACTTTATAAATAAGGTCGTGGATTTCTGTATTGAACACGAGAACGGGAAGGTCTTAGCCGGATGGCCAGAGGATCGAATGCAGGTACTCATTGCTTATCATTTAGCCAAGCATACCTTCCTGTGCGAGCAGGACGAAGAAGGTAATATACAAGGTGTATTTATGTGGTATAATTGCAACAAGGACGATGGCTGGACTTTTGTTCAGAACTGGGAGTCCGATGACCCAGACGGCGACGCAATCTTCCTAGCCTTTTTATTCGCGGACAGCACCGACACTTTTAAACGACTTACACAGAATTTTATTATCAAATGCCCTGAGGTTATGCAGAAGAAACTATTGGGCATAAGATACAGGAATCAAAAACCTACAAAGGTGGAGTACACGCCTAAACTATTTAACAGAATACTAAGCATATAATATTATGGGAGGAAAAGGAAGCACACCAGCAGCACCACCACCAATTGACCCAGGTGCGTCAATGGGTGAATACTTATTTGGGGAGAGCTTTGGCTCGGCTCAAGGCATCACGGACCCTCAATTGCAGGAGCGATTGATTGGTGCAGAGCGTACCTATCGTCCGCAATACACTGCCTTAGAGCTTGCCGACATCGGGGTCATGGCTCGTGGTATCGAGGGTGGTGCGGCTAACCCCGCATACCAAAGCCTCGAGGCAGAGCTTGCTGGACTTCGTGCTGGTCAAGAGACTGGCACTTCACGTTCTCAAGAAGACCTAGAAAATGCTGCTAATACTCTGTATCCCGACAGAGAGGCTAGCGGATTTAGGAGTAGTTCTTCCAACAACGCTTTTAACGAATCCCAGGCGGCAAAACGTGACGCTTATCTATTAGCTGCTGGCGATCCCGGTCAAGATCGTGCGGCACGTATTGCACAGATTGAAGCGCAGATGCAGGGGATGTCACCAACCCTTGAGAAAACTTCAGGTCTGTTTGACCTTCTTGAAGAGCAGTCAAGTCGTGCAGGTGCATTGCAACGTGAGCAGTTACAATTACAGCGTGAGTCCGACGTAGGTGCATTACAGGAGTTCGCACCACAAGTAGTCGAGGCGTACCGTGGAGCTGACCCATACAGCACAGGACTAGCCGAGCAACAGACTGCCATGGCAGAGGATCTTTACCAGCGCGCGCAGGGTCTTAACCCTGAGCAACAGCGTTTAGTCGATCAGCAGGCACTAGGTATGGCACAACGTCAAGGACGCGTATCGGACCAGAGTGCAATCGCAGGTCAACTCATGGGCCGTGAACAATACCTATCCGGTCTTCGTGGCCAAGCGGCAGGTATGGGTCAACAGGCTTTTGGTATGAATCGCCAGCTAGCAGGTGACGTAGGTATGACTATCTTAGGTCGTCCTTCGTCTGCCGCTTTCTT